TGGAACTCCTCAAACAGATAATGGTAAACAAATAGCCAATCCTAATGATACTAAAGGTGCAGGATGTAAACATGTTCTTTTAGTCTTATCTAATTTAGACTGGTTAATGAAGATTGCTTCTGTTATTAATAACTATATTAGATATAGTAGAGACTACTTACAAAGAAACTATGCTGATTATATTTTCCCTGTTGTTTATGGTGTTCCTTATAATAAAGCAGTTCAATTATCTATCTTTGATAAAGAAGATAAATATGGTGATGCTATCTTACCTACAGACCAAAAAACTATTGATGATGTTATTGCATCTTCACAAGTAGGAAGAGATGAAAAAGGAAAATTCACAACTGATAATCAATTTAAATTTCAACCTAAACAAGACAAAAATACAGATGATTTAATTGATTATGAAAATGATGATAATCAAATGAAAATTGATTTTGACTCAGAAGAGAATAAATAATGCTAAATTAGATGAAGATATCTTATAGATATATCTTTTGTATAAGGAGAAGTATAAAGTATGCAATGGTATGAGGTTTTAGTTCTTATACTTGGTATTATAGGCAGTATTTTCGGTATCCTTGGTATTTCTGCTTATATAAATGAAACATAGAGCATCAAGAAGAAATAAAAAAGAAGATGATGCTGAAGCAAAGAAATTAGAAGACCAAAAGAGATTAGAAGAAATGAGACATGAAGAATATAAAGCAGAATTAAAATTAATTATTAATAATGCAATTGCTCCAATCATTAGAGATTTAGAATCTATCAAAAAGGATGTAACACTAGTTAAAAAAGGTGTTCAAACAACCTGTCGTAATGATTTAGAAGATTTAGCAGATAAAGCAGAAAAACAAAAATTTTTATCTGCATATGACAAACAAAGATTTGAATCCTCATATCAAAGTTATCACTCACTAGGTGAAAATGGTGTTATGGATGCTAAGAGAGATAGAGTATTAGCAATGCCTGAGCATAAACCAACAACTAAGAAAAAATCTAGTAAAAAACAATTATTAGTTGAATAATTTGTATAATATATATTTGAAAGGAGATATTTATGGAACAATTCTATGCAATATTATGGAGTGCTTTAGGTGTTGTAGTGACTGGATTAGTCTCTTGGCTAACAGCAACTGGCATTAGTTTCTTAAATCAAAAAATTAAAGATAAGAAAATTGCAAGATGGTCAAGTGAAATTTACCAAATCATTATGAATGCTGTTCAAGCAGTATTCCAAACATTTGTTGATGTAATGAAAAAAGAAGGCAAATTTGATGAAAATGCTCAAAAAGAAGCAAAAGAAAGAGCCTACAAAATTGTTACATCACAATTAACAGAAGAATTAAAGCAATACATTACTGACAATTTTGGTGACATTAAAGAATATGTAATGAATCAAATTGAAGCAATGATTTATCAATTAAAAAAATAAGTGAGCAGAATCGGAGTATTTACCGGTTATGAGGAGAGTTTGTTGACAGACTCTCTTTTTTATTGACATTTCTAAATAGTGTTGTATAATAGATAATGTACACAAAATAGTTTGTAAAAATAGTTGCGGATGCCTGAGAAAAGGAACTACATGTAGACTTGCAAACAAAAATGTGTGTGCTTAAATGAATAGTCAAGATTTCTAACACAATGTGAACTACCTCCTTTCACAGTTAGTGTCTACATGTGGGAGTGCACTGAGAATAGTGCACTTTTTTATTATTCTTGTGTGATTTTTTAATTTTCACACAAGAATAATTAACATAACATTATTACAATATTTGCATTTTTGTTATGTTTATATTTTTTCATTGCTAAATTTAATAGATAATAATTTTGTGGTGAAGATTTCATGACAATTGATAAAAATGCATTAGATACTTTAAGTGAAAAAGAAAGAAAGATTGCTCTTTCTATTTTAAGTGAACTTAAAGATAAAGGTGAATCTGAAACACTTAAAGATTTAAAATACGCTGATTATAGAGAAATACCTGTTGATATAGAAACTTTTTTAACTGATGATAATTACTTAGGTAAAGCATGGAAAGACATTACTGGTAAAAGTTTATTATATCCATTTTGGTTAGAACAGTTGAAAAAGATTTTTCCTAATAATTTAGATACTGACTACACAACATTACTTGAATCTGGTGCTAGAGGTATTGGTAAATCTCAAGTAGGTTGTGGTGCTGTTGGTGCATATTTAATGTATAGAGTAATGTGCTTAAAGAATCCACAAGATTTTTATCATTTACAACAAACTGAAAAAATTATCTTTGCTTTTATGAACATTACAAAAGATGCTTCAAAAGCAATTGCAATTGATAAGTTTCAAAAGACAATTCAAATGTCACCTTGGTTTATGTCTAGAGGTACAATGACACAATTTGAAAATAGTCCATTTTGGGTACCTCCATTACCTTTAGAAATTGTTATTGGTTCTCAATCATCTGATGTTATTGGTAAACCTATCTATTTTGCTTTCTTTGATGAAATTTCATTTATTCGTAATCAAGATATAGATAAACAAAAAGAAAAAGCAAGAGATATGATTAATACTGCTATTGGTGGTATGAAGACAAGATTTATTCATGATGGAAAGAATCCAACATTATTAGTTGTTGCATCTTCTAAGAGAAGTGAACAATCATTTATGGAATCTTATATTAGAGAATTAAGTTCTATAGATGGTCAAAATGTTTATGTTGTTGATAAACCTGTTTGGGAAGTTAAACCAAAAGGAACTTATGGTGAGGGAACATTTAAAGTTGGTTTAGGTAATAAATTTCTTGCAAATACAATAATATCTGATGATGCAGATATTGAATCATTTAAAGCAAAAGGTTATAGAATTATAGATGTGCCTCTATTTTTTAAAACAGAATTTTTAAAGGATATTGAAAGAGGTCTTTGTGATTTTGCTGGTATTTCTACAGCATCTTCTAGTAAATACATGTCTGGTGAAATGGTCATGGATTGTATTCACACTGATTTTTCTAATCCATTTACTTCTGATGAACTTGAGATAGGTAATGCTAAAGATGATATCAGACAATATAAACAATTTTTTGATATGTCAAAAGTACCTCAAAACTTATTAAGACAACCTTTATATATTCATTTAGATATGTCTAAGAGTGGTGGTAGTGGTGCTAATGATAATACTGGTATTGCTGGTGTTTGGATTACAGGTAAAAAACCAAGTACAGATGCTGAGACTCAATCAAATGACTTATCATTTAGACTTGCTTTTGCAACATCAATTAAAGCACCAAAAGGTAGACAAATATCTTTTGAAAAGAATAGAAACTTTATCAGATGGTTAAGAGATACTGGTTTTAATGTTAAAGGTGTTTCATATGATACATTCCAATCTGTAGATACAGGTCAACAACTTGAAGCAGAAGGATTTAACTGCAATACTATTTCAGTTGATAGAGTTGATACAGACCACATTTGTAAGCCATATCAATATTTAAAGAATACTGTCTATGAACAAAGACTTGCAATGTTTAAATGTGATAGATTATTTGATGAGTTTGTAGATGTTGAAAGAAACATTAATACAGGTAAAGTTGACCATACACCAAATGGTCATAAAGATATTCTTGATGCTGTGTGTGGAGCATTATTTAATGCATCAAAATTTGCAGAACAATATGCATTTGATTATGGTGAAAATATGCAATTGACTCTTGATGTTAATGAGAGTAAAGATGGAAGAAAACAAATGATTGTTGATTTTGAAGAGATGATGAAACAGTCATATAGAGATAGTCATCCTTCTAACAATGATACTGATGATGAAGCAATAAAAAATATGTATGCAGTAAATGACATAATTATACTATAAATGCTAAATTTGTTGACTGTATATAATATATAAATTTTGAAAGGATAAAGGAGATTACAATGGAAAAATTAACTGGAAAGAAAGTTAAAGCAGTTCCAAAAGAAAAGCCTGAAATAGGTGTTGATACTGAAAGTTCACTGATTGATAGTGTTTTAGAAGCAGTTGAAGTTGGTAACTTAAATCAAAGTGTTATTGATTCTTTTACTACTGCTACTACATCTAGAGAACAGATTTACAGTTTGATTGATGTTATGGGAGAAGATGATAGAGTTTCTTCTGTTCTAGAAACTTATGCAGAAGATGCAACTTCAGCAAATGATTCCGGTCAAATTATTTGGTGTGAATCATCAGATGAAGAAGTTGGAAACTATGTCAACTATTTATTAAATTCTCTCAATGTTGATAAACATGCTTATGAGTGGGCATATAGTCTTTGTAAATATGGTGACTTATATTTAAAACTTTATAAACAATCAGAGTATGATGAGGACCCGGTATTTGGAAACAAAGATAAAGATAATGACAGTAAAACACTAAATGAAGATATCTATGTAAAAATAAATAAAAAAGATGATAGTTATGTTCATTTCGTTGAAATGGTTCCAAATCCAGCAGAAATGTTTGAACTTACTAAATATGGAAAGACAATGGGTTTCATTAAAGCACCAACAAATATTCAACAAATAACAAATCCTGAAACTACAGGTTATGACTATCTAAATTATAAATTTAAAAAGAATGATGTTACTATTTATGATGCTACAGATTTTGTTCATGGTTGTTTAACAAGTACAAACTTTAGTAGAGTTCCTGAAGAAGTTAACATCATTATACCTGATGATTTAGATGAAACTAAAGAAACTACATCATCATATAAAGTTAGAAAAGGACAATCATTATTATTTAATGACTTCAAAATTTGGAGAGAATTATCTCTTCTTGAAAACTCAGTTATCTTAAACAGAGTTGTAAAAAGTGCTTTAGTTAGAATTGTTAATGTTGAAGTTGGCAATATGCCTAAAGAACAAGTTAGAAGTTATGTTTCAAGATTAAAAGATAAGATTGAACAAAAATCTGCTCTTAATACAAATAAATCAATTACTGAATATAATAATGCTGGTCCTGTTGATAATGCTATCTTTGTACCTACATCAAATGGTCAAGGTGCTGTTAATATGACAACTATTGGTGGAGATTTTGACCCAAAACAATTGACTGACTTAGATTATTTCTTAAATAAATTCTATGGTGGTCTTAGAGTTCCAAAACAATTCTTCTCTAATACTGATGACTCAGCAGGATTTAATGGTGGAAGTTCTCTTGCTATTATCTCAAGTAGATATGGTAAAATGATTAAGAGAATTCAAAACACTCTCTGTCAAACAATTACAGATGTTATTAATTTATTCTTAGTTAATAAAGAATTAACAAGTTATATAAATAAATTCACAATCAAAATGCAAGCACCTGTTACTCAAGAAGAATTAGATAGAAGAGAAGATATGAGAAATAGAATGGGTGTTATCAACGATATTCTCAGTCAAACAAATGGTGCTGTCACTGATGAAGTATTAAAACTTAAAATTCTTAAATCATTGCTCTCAACTGCAGTCTCTGACCCTGAAGTTATAGGATTACTTCAAGAACAGATTGATAAACTTGAAGAATCACCTAAAGAAGAAGAGTCAAAAGATAAAAAAGATATAGATAAAGATGTTGATGTAAACATTAAAGCAGAGATGCCAAGTGCACCAAGACAAAGACCTAATTTAATGAATTCTGAAGAAGAACCAGTTGAAACTGAAGAACCTGCTGAAACTGAAACAACATCTGCAGAAGAAGACTCCTATTTACCAAGTCCTTCTGAATTAGCACAAAACATGGTAGATAATATTTAATGGTTAATGACCTGAAAGGAAAATACATAACATGTTACAAAATACTGATTTAATTATTTTACTTAGTGAGTTAGATGCAAACAATGTGAAAGGTGCAAAAGAATTAATGCCTTCTCTCATTGGAAAAACATCTATCTCACTAGATGCTTTGAAATTCATAAATGAACATAGACC